GGGAAACCTCAAAGGCATTAGCGCATAACGCCTCATTTGACGGGGCGATCTTGTCATGGGTATGCGGCATCAAACCTAAGAAGTGGTTGGATACCCTGAGTATGGGGCGTGCTATACATGGGGTAGAGGTTGGCAATAGTCTTAAAGTATTAGTGGAACGGTATGGCCTTGGGGCGAAAGGTACCGAGGTGCTTGATGCCCTAGGTAAACGGCGGGATATGTTCACACCAGAAGAACTCTCTAGGTATGGTAAGTACTGTATTAATGATGTGGAGCTGACGGTAGCTTTGCTAGGCAAGTTAGGAAAGAACTTCTCGGAGATCGAGGTAGACGTTGTAGATATTACTATCAGGATGTTTACCGAACCTGTGCTTATGCTGGAGCTGCTTATGCTGGAACAGCACCTAGAGAATGTTAAGACGAATAAAGAAAAGCTATTGTTAGCCGCCACTGCTAACAAGGGTGACCTGATGAGTAACCCCAAGTTCGCGGGGCTGCTAGAGATGTTGGGTATAGACCCCCCAATGAAGACGAGCCTACGTACAGGTAAGATAGCGTATGCCTTTGCCAAGACCGATGAGGGTATGAAGGAGTTGCAGACCCATGCGGATGTACGGGTACAGGTGCTAGTAGCAGCTAGGTTAGGTAACAAGACCACCCTTGAAGAGACACGTACACAGAGGTTTATAGATATAGCTAAGCGGGGACGGATGCCAGTTCCCTTGAAATACTACGCCGCGCATACTGGGCGTTGGGGTGGGGAGGACAAGATCAACCTACAGAACCTACCGGCTCGTGGGGAGAGTGCTAACAAATTGAAGACCGCGATACGCGCCCCGGACGGGTACAGGGTAATAGATTCTGATTCCTCCCAGATTGAGGCTAGAGTATTAGCGTGGTTCGCAGGGCAGGATGACTTGGTTAAAGCGTTTGCGCTAGGTGAAGATGTCTATTCCATAATGGCTGCTTACATATACAACAAAGAAGTATCTAAAGTAACTAAGGCTGAACGGTTCGTAGGCAAGACAACTATCTTAGGCTGCGGGTATGGGATGGGGGATAAGAGGTTTAGGGCACAGCTAAAGACGTTTGGTGTAGATATACCTGAGACAGAAGCCATTCGGATTATAAAGGCATACAGAACTACCTACACATCCATACCTAAGCTATGGTCTAACGCCCAGTCTGCGTTACAGACAGTGTTTGAGAAGAAGGCATACAACCTAGGGCGGGAAGGGGTTGTATTCTTCAACTATAATGAGAAAGGGTTCCAGCTACCTAATGACCTATGGCAGAAGTATGATGGGCTGGAGCAGATACAATCTCCTGATGGGCGCACCCAGTATGAGTATAAGACTAGGAAGGGGATGGTGAAGATATACGGGGGCAAGGTCATAGAGAACTTATGTCAGGCCCTTGCACGGTGTATAATTGCGGAACAGATGGTACAAATATCTAAGCGGTACAGGGTAGTACTTACAGTCCACGATGCGATTGCAAGTGTAGTACGGGAAGAAGAAGTAGATGAGGCCCGGGCGTATATAGAAACATGTATGCGAACTGCACCCGCATGGGCTAAGGGACTACCACTAAATTGTGAGTCAGGAGTCGGGGAGAGTTATGGAGAGTGTTAAGCCGGTATCATGGTCGTATTCGTCGTTATCATTATTTCAGCAATGCCCACATAAGTACTACAGGCTGCGGATAACGAAGGATATAGTTGAGCCACCTGCTGAGCATTTGTTATACGGAAGTGAAGCACACAGAATAGCTGAAGAATTTGTAAGAGATAACACCCCCGTGCCAGAAAGATTCGCGTTTATGCGGGGCGCACTTGAGAAGCTGAAAGATATGGAAGGTATCCATCTATGTGAGTATAAGATGGGGCTTACCAAGGGCTTAGAGCCTTGCGACTTCTCAGACGCAAACGTGTGGTGGCGGGGTATAGCTGACCTTATTATCATTACAGGGGATAAGGCTTACGTTGTTGACTATAAGACAGGCAAGTCCAGTAAGTATGCAGACACGAAGCAGCTAGAGATATTGTCCTTGGCTACGTTTAAGCACTTCCCTGAGGTAAAAAAGATTAAGGCGGCATTGCTATTTGTTGTTGCCAACGATCTAATAAAAGAGGAGTATGTGTCTGTTGGACAAGGGGCCAATTGGTTAAAATGGATTGAAGAAACCTCTAAATTAGAAGCAGCCTTTAAAAACCAAGTGTGGAACCCCAAACCCAACTTTACTTGTAGAGCGCATTGCCCGATAATAGACTGTACACATAACCAGAAGAATCACTAAGATGGCCTATAGCAAATCCCCCAGACCGTATAAGCATGAATACGAGATGGAAAAAAAGCGTGGTGAGCATCCAGATAGGATGGAACGCCAACGTGCTAGAAGAACTTTAGATAAGAAAGGTGTGGACCGCACGGGTAAAGATGTCAGCCATAAGGTTGCATTGAGCAAGGGCGGTAGTAATGCAGACGGTTTTAAGTTAGAAGCCCCTAGCGTCAATAGGGCAAGAAACTATAAAAAGAAGAAAGCGGTAACCAAGAAGTAAGCAGTTAACTTTACAGTAGTAAGCAGTTAGCTTTACAGTGGCCTAGTGAAAACATCACTTTGGCCTTTTCTACGTGTCTCTGGAGGAATTAAAAATGAATCTGCCACAAACAAACTACAGCCTTAGAAACTTAACCATTGAGGAAGAGTTCCGCCTCACAGGTTCCTTAGTACCCGACAGTATCTTATTGCTACTAGGAGATATAGATAGCTTGGGTGAAGAGATAGATGTTCTCAATGCCCATATCGCAAAGCTAACTGAGGATATAGCCTACATGGTGACGTGTGCTAACAACATAAAGGCGATACTTAAATCTGCGGAGGAATAATGCAGATCATAGACAACCGGGCGTTACTGATACGCGTTAGGGAACCCCATCGAATTACGACGGTGATTCCTAAGAGCAAGATCCTTGAGACTGGAGAGGTGCTAGTTAACTGGGGGTTGGAAGAAGCCCAAGTACTAAAGAACCTTAAGGTTAAGAACGTACCCTCCCCTATCATAGCTAACTACGATTGGCCCGGGTTGTATGCCCCCTTTGCTCACCAGAAGCTAACCTCTGCATTTCTAACCCTGCACCGTAGGGCGTTCTGCTTCAATGAGCAAGGTACGGGCAAGACTGCATCTGTTATCTGGGCAGCGGATTATCTTATTGCCACTCAACAGATCAAGCGGGTGTTAGTACTGTGCCCCCTGTCTATCATGCAGTCGGCTTGGAGTGCAGACCTATTCAACTTTGCCATGCACAGAAAGGTATCCATAGCCCATAGTGCCAACCGTGAGAAGCGAAAGGGTGCTGTTAACTGTGATGCTGAGTTTGTGATATGTAACTTTGACGGGTTAGAGATCATCAAGGATGAGGTTAAGAAAGCAGCCTTTGATCTGATTGTAGTCGATGAGTGCAACGCATTTAAGACGGTATCTACTAAGCGATGGAAGACCCTTAACTCCGTTATAGAAGCTAGTACATGGGTGTGGATGATGACGGGAACCCCAGCAGCGCAGTCACCTACAGATGCGTATGGGCTTGCTAGAATCATAAACCCCGGTGCAGTACCTAGGTTCTTTGGGTCCTTCAAAGATATGGTTATGCAGAAGATAACCATGTTCAAGTGGATGCCCCGCCCTAGAGCTGAACAGATAGTCCACGCTATCCTGCAACCAGCAATTCGCTTTACCAAGGAAGAATGTCTAGACCTACCGGATATGACCTACACCACTAGAGAAGTACCCCTAACACCACAGCAGAACAAGTACTACGAAAGCATCCGTAAGAACATGATGACGGTAGCCGCAGGGGAGGAAATAACTACAGTAAACGCAGCGACTAACCTTAACAAGCTGTTGCAGTTATCAGGGGGCGCGGTCTATTCGGATACTGGAGAAGTCATAGCCTTTGATGCGTCTATACGGCTCAATGCCTTGAAGGAAGCAATCGACGAGTCGAGCCATAAGGTAATCATATTCGTGCCGTTCACCCATGCTATCAATATTCTGTATGAGGAGTTGAACAAGGCAGGGTACAGCGCAGAGATAATTAACGGTAGGGTTACAGTAAACAAGCGCACTGAGATCTTCAAGCAGTTCCAAGAAACCGAGAACCCTAAGATACTTATCATCCAACCACAAGCGGCATCACATGGGGTTACGCTCCACGCTGCTAACACGGTCGTATGGTGGGGGCCAATAACTTCTGTGGAAACTTACCTACAGGCAAACGCTAGGGTACATAGAGCAGGGCAAAGAAACCCCTGTACTGTCGTGCACCTACAGGGATCACCTGCGGAGAAGAAGGTATACAAGATGTTAAGGGGAGGAATTGACGTTCACTCGAAGATGATAGATTTATATAAAAATATTCTTGAAGAGACTTGACAGTGTAAAAGGATGGGTTTATATTGAATTATCTTACACACCTTGGGAGATAAACATGCAACAAATATGTTCTTGCTGTAATCAAGTTATTAGGAAGTTAAACCCCCATAGAATGGGGAAGCACACAGTAACAACGCTGGAGATGATGGCAAAGGCAGCACTGCAAGGCGACCCGTGGGTACGGGCTCAGGCAGGTAGTGGCATGTTGGTAGGGGGAGTTATGCTCCGTGCCCCGTATAGGGTTCAAGCCCACACTTTAGTACTTACATGGTTTGGATTAGCAGATCATGGGGCGCATAGATCGGGGGAGTACATGATAACCCCAGAAGGGCTTGGATTCTTGCGGGGAACACATAGCGTTCCAAGCATCATTTACTGTAGGGGCGGCAGAGTACTAGATGAGTCAGCTACAAGAGTGTGGGTATCCCAAGTTAAAGATGTCGTTCTAGATAAAAAATATTGGGATAATTATTGGAGGGAGCAGGTTTAATAGGAGAGTGATGATGGAAATCAAAGTAGACAAACTTGTGCAAACGTACATAAAGATACGCGACAAGAGAGCAGAGTTAGCCAAGGAAGACTCAGCATTAGAAGAACAGTTAGACATAATCGAGGCTGGTTTGCTCGAGACGTTCAAAGAGCTAGGTGCAGATAGTTTATCCACGCCATACGGTACGGTATCAAGACGCATATCCCGTAGGTACTGGACAACTGACTGGGCTTCGTTCTATCAGTTTCTTAAGGAGCATGATGCTGTGGAGTTATTGGAGAAGCGCATAGCGCAATCTAATATTCGGCAGTTCCTTGAGGAAAACCCTGACCTGCTTCCACCGGGTCTTAATGTAGATAGCCGATACACGGCTAGTGTTCGACGTAAATAAGGAGAATAGAAATGGATGACCTAGCGATATTTAACCAACC